TCGTGTGCAACGCGAGCCTTGGCCAACTCCAACTCGTCTATCAATCTTTCAATCATGCGTTTTTCTTCCCCTGACTCATCAATGCGGGCGTTGCCTTGGGGTCGCCCTTTACCCCCTTCGGACCCATGTCCATGCCCTTCTTAGGGCCACCATTTACCATCTTCTGACCAGACACATTGACGCCCATCGCCATCATCTTGTGCTGGTTCATGTAGTCGTTTGCCATAAATCACCTCTTAAGGATTGATACCTGTACCCGTCGAAACCCCAACCTTCTCACCCGTGATCGTTTCCATCGCGGCAATCTGCTTCGCCGTATCGTTGTCCTCACGGTTCGTAACCAACTTGATCTCAAGCTCCGCCGCCTGACGCTTATCCAGCCGGTCCTGCTTGACCATCTCGCGCTGCATATTCGTCTCTTGACGCTGGGCAGAGTCCTGAACCTCACGCTGCAACTTGGCCTGAGCCAACTGCAACTCGGCCTGCTTGACCGCGATATTGGCTTGATCCGCCGACGCCTTGCGCTGCACTTCGGCCATCTGGGCCTGTACCTTTGGATCCTGCGGAGCGCTCATGCCCTGCAACTGCTGCAACATGCCAACAGCCTGCTGAACGATCTGCGGAATAGCACCAAAGGCCCGAGCCGCATCCGGAACAACACGCTGACTCGTCGCCGCCAGAAGCTGATCCAATTCCTTCTTCACTTCCGTGCTCTTGATTTTCTGGAACTCGCTGATGTCCTGACCCGCAGCCGAAGAAGCCACCTCAAAAATATGCGTGGCATACCACAGCGCAATGTGTTCCTTGATGTGATTCAAAACCAACGGGATAAACTGCGGGGCCATCAGCATCGAAGATCCCAAAATGGGAGAAGTCAGGTAGTCCAAATGCACCTGCAAGTGCGCAAGATGGTCCTGCTCCGGAAATGCAGTAATCGGACGACCCAAAGACGCAGCCACGTTCTCATTGACCGCATTCATCTCCTTGGGCTCAGGAGCAGGTACCAGCAACTCCTTAACATTCGGAATGCGCAACTGCTTCAAAATGCGCTCTTCAACCTTGCGAATGTTGTAAACCTGCGGAAGAGCCGCTGCTCGCTGGCTAAGAGCCTGAACCTGCGCAAACCGCTGCGCCTCGGAGAAAATGTTGGGGTCCGAAACCGGAACCACATCCATCGGGCCCAAGAAGTCAGACCGCTTGACCAGCAACTCGCCAGTCTCGTCCTTGACCTCCTCGTTCTCCAAATACATCGCGTTGATTCGATGCAGAACCTTGAGCGTGCGACCCATCGCATCGTGTAGCCGAGCGTGAATGGCGTTAAATACCATCATGCCCTGCTCAATCCGCGCCAACTGGGTGCCCACCGGCATGTTGCCCTGATTGTCGGCAATGTCCTCCAAGGTGGTGCGAACAACACCCTTACCCGCATCAATCAAAAAGCCAAGCAACCGGAACAACGTCTCCGAAGGCTGGTTGAACGGCAACGGCATCGCAATCTTGCGAATATCGTCACTGAACGCACCACCCTCAATCTCCTTTACCTCGGTCGGATCAATGCGCTCTGACTGACCACCCTCGCGGCCACCCTTCAACTTCAACATGCCGGGGAAGTTGGCAATGTGCGCACTGTCCAGCAACGCACGCAAAGCACCCGTAGCCGCTGCCGAAATGCCGCCAATCATCTGCGGAATGCCAATCGGATACGCACCACGCCACGGCACAAACGGGAACTCAATGATCCACTGCATTTCCTCAAAAGTAGGATCGCTCTCCTGCCAGTTGCGGTAAATGCTCAAAACCTTGCCGGTCGATTTGTCAATCGAAATGATGTACGGCGCTAACCCATACTCCTCTTCAAGGTCCGCAATCGCGTAAACCTCAAAAATGGTCCGCAGCCCGTCAACGTCATACGCCCCGTCGTCACGACCCTCAATCTTGTTGTTCGCCTTCTCAGACTTGCTTACATCAGGGTCAGCCGTCGTCGGCGCTAACTCCACATCCCGATACATCCCAGAACGCACGCGCTGGAGATACTCAATCTCCGTCACATACTGAACGTGAGTCTTGCGCTCGGCAGAATAAAAGTTCGTTGCCGCATACGGCAGGTAAATGTCATCGATGCCAATGAAGAGAGGCACCGGACGCTTCTTGTTGCCGTCGTAAGAGAGCTTCAGATACTGAGCGCCACCCAGCGGAACCTGAGTGAGCAACTGCTCCAACTCGGCCCGAAACTCCGGCATCTGCTGGGTCAACTGCCAATTCAAATAGCGCGTCTTGCGCTGCGCCTTGGCTACCTTTTCAGCCGTCTCTTCCCCAACAATGTGATCTTTCGCAGGCCCCTCGGCAGGGAAAATCTCCTTAATAGCGCGGGCAGAGAAGTCCACGCAGACTTCCGTGAGCATGGGGTGCACAACTCGACTTGCACCCTGAAACGAAGCGCCGCCCGGTGCATCATCTCCAAGTCCCGTCCGTCGAATCCCCTCTTCATACTGCTCGTCACGCTTCTTTCGCGCTTCCTTGTCCTTGGAAATCAACCCCACCAAGCTCTGCGCCAACTCATCCATGTCGCCTTCGGGCAACTCTTCAGCCAAATTGGCGTAAAACTCCATCTCCTTGACAGAAACAACAGCCTCTTCCTCAAGAATGACTATCGCACCACCGTCCTCAGTGTCCTCAACCTCCGCCGCCTCCTCAGGCAACTCAAACATCTCGCCCAATTCCTCTTGGGCACCCTTAATCGTGTTTTCGCTGTCAGACGCCATACGGATTTCCTCTTGGCCGCTCGTTCACAATCAGCCTCGGTTGCAACGGCTTAGGCTTAGTCACACTTATCATATCCCTGTCAGCCAAGAAACGTAATCCCTGTGTGCACGCATCCATCAAATCGTCGTGCCGAATGCTCCCCTCACCCGAAAATGCACACAATTGATACAAAAGCGGCTCCGCCCAGCTCCTAGCCTGACCCTTTCGCTTCTCAGACTCCACAAACCACACCATCCCACTCGCAAAAAGATGAGAAACCATGTGCAAACGAGTCAATTTCGACGCCTTTCCGGGGTTGTACGCATGCGCAACAATGCCCTCACGGGTCAATAACTGCCGAAGACTGATCCCGCTGCCCTTGTCCTCAATCACAATCGTGTCCGGACGCCGACCAAACCCCTGCGTTCGGTTCGGACCCACCAACGGACGAATCACAGGCCGCTGCTCCTCCCCACCGTAATACACTTCACGCTCCCGGTGAATCCGCTTGATCAAATCCGGCATCCCCAACCGATCTTCCCAACAATCCAGCAAAATAATGTTCGGCTTGTCGTCCTGATGGAATAACCCCAACACCACACACGCACTCGGGTCCGCGTCAGAAGTCTTCTTGTCCCGCGTCTGCTCCGTAAATGCCGTGTCCAACGACATCACTATGTGCTCCAACACCGGCAACGGCTTCTTCGCTGGCCACAAATTCACCCAAGAACGCCGAATAATCCCCTGATCCTCAGGATTCAATACCTCAGCGTGAATCTCCTGCCGACCAAGCGTCGTACCCTCAAACTTCAACAACTGCTGCTGAAACGTCGGGGCCAAATTGGCAATGTTTTCGTAAGTCGATGCCCTCGTAACGTGAACATCCGCCCCATCGCGCTCAATCAAATCCCGAATCAACGCCTTCGGCTTTGGCGTCGTCGTCGCCACAATACGCGGATGCTTGCCCAGTCGAAGCGCAAACATAATCATGTCCCACGCCTCCTGATCGTATTGCCACGCCGCTAACTCGTCCGTCCAAGCCCCATGCCACTGCCCACCACGCAGCCGGTCGGGAGTCTCCGCACTAAATGCCTTTGATAAGCGACCCATTGATTAAAATAATCTCAGAAAGCGAACGGTTGTACTCCTTGACCAGTTTCTCCGGAATGACACTGATTAACCCCGAATCACCCTCAAAACAAGTGTCGCGAATGTCCGCAGATGTCGGCGCACTCACCAACCAACGAGTGTTCGCGTTCTGATACGCCTCCCACCATACCCACTCCGCCGCCGCACGGGTCTTTCCCGCACCACGACCGGCCAACATCAACCACACCGTCCACTCACCCTTCGGTGGCTTCTGATGCTTGTGCCTTTTATGCGCCCACTCCAGCCGACTCTTGTACGCCAGCAAATCCTCTGTCGGAAGCTTGTTCAGCTCCTTGATCAGCGGATCGTTGTAGTCAATCGCAGGCGGAGGGGTCCCTTGAGCGGGCTGGCTCATCAGCGATAACGCGCCGTCTTCTTTGCTATCTTGGAAGGCTGCTTCACAAACTGCTGCCCCTTGGCCTTGCCTTCACGCTTAGCCCGCGTCGTAGCCGCGTATTCCTGCGCAGATAATGACTCAATCGCAGCCTTCGGAAGATAACGCTCGCCCGTCTTACTCGACGGCTTGCCCGACTTGGTGCGCCACTCCTGCGCAGTCCAATCCTTCAACGACTTTTGCGGTGCGCGCATGATTAATCCCTGTATCCGCCGCCCTTTTCCTTGTACTTCTTGGCTAGAAGCTGGGCCTTTCTGGCTGACCACTGCCCTGCGGCAGTCCCTTGCGTGGCCGATGCCTTGATCTGGTTAAAGAGCTTCTTGCGCATCTCGGGCTTCGTGTAATTGCCCGCTGCGTTAACTTTAGATTTCGTTGCCATGTCCGTCCACACTCCACGTTTCAGTTTGACGCTTTAGCCTCGGCCAATCCGAAGCCGTAATAAACGATTTGTCTTGGACTAACAAATGATTCGTAGGTTGCGCCGTAAAGCGCCCATTGTCCAGTTTGATGAAGTAAAACTCCTTGCTCTGCTCGGGGTCCCAGCTAAATCCATCCAGCATCGGGATCGCCGTAAACATGTAATTCCCCGTGCATTCCTGCTTAGACCGTAGCCGGACGCGAGTAGGCACATTCTCCAAAAACGGATACTCCAGCACGCTGAAGTGATGCCCATAACAATCCCAAGTCTGTGCGTCGGCGGGGTCCCAAGGGGTCCCTACAGTTTTGTGCGCTAACTGATGCAACGGCACGTTCCGATACACCGCCCCACACTCCAACATCACATGACAGCCCCAAGTGCGCCCCGGATGACTCACTAACCCAAACCACGCCACCCGTAGCCAGTCGTCGTTGCCAATAGCGTTCGGTTGCACATAGCAGTACGTGTGACGGGGTAATGGAGCAGCGCCGGTATAGAGCATGATGGGACCCTAGCATTTTTGTGCGCAAGGGGGTAGTGCTTTGTAAATTGGAGTTGTGGGCGGGAATAGATTAGGCAGATGGGACCCGTTGCCCCGCCGTCGTTTTCGATTGCTCCCCGATTGGCCTATATGCGAATGCGTCTCATTCAATTCGATAGGGGAACCTTAGGCAATTATTTTGCAAACGCGAATTAGACTCATTCCACAATCCGCGCAACATTCTTGCCGTCACAATTTGCTGCAACAAAATACTGAAAATTATTTTTTATATTTGCAACAAAATACGGTGACAGCACTAGCGGCTTGCGCTCATTATATCCCCGAACGATAAACCACTAGGGGAATAGCATCATGGCAACATTCGACCTATATCAATCCGTAACTGATCGCGTCATTCAACAAATGGAAACGTCCGGCACGAAATGGACTAATCCATTCAACAAAAAACGAAACGCGCTACGTCCATACAATGCGACAACGGGGAAAAACTACAGGGGAATAAATAGTCTTCTTCTAAACTTTTCCCCGTTCGAATCTTGCGCGTTTGCATCGTTCAAGCAATGGCAAGCCGCCGGATGCTCAGTCAAGAAAGGGGAAAAATCTTCCATCGTTGTCTTCTTCACTAAGTTAGAAAAAGAAGACAAGCAAACGGGGAAGAAAAGTGTTTTCCCCATGTTGAAATACTTTAACGTCTTCAATGCCGATCAAGTAGACGGAGCATTGGCAGAACAATGCCAAAGCATCAAAGAAGACGACAATACAAACGAAGTAGAAACTATCGAACGTGCCGAAGCATGGGCGCGAAATACGGGAGCAAGCATCCGTCACACAATGGAGCAAAGAGCCTACTATGCTCCCCTTCTCGATTCTATCCATTTGCCGGAAAAATCCCTATTTACGGCAACGGCAACGAGTAGCGCGACGGAATGCTACTATTCCACACTTGCTCATGAGTTAGTGCATTGGACGGGACACGATTCACGATTGAACCGAAAACTACTAAATGGTTTCGGAACCCATGCCTATGCTTTTGAAGAATTAGTTGCAGAATTAGGCGCGGCTTTTTGTTGCGCTAGTTTAGGAATATCGAACGAGCCGCGCATTGATCATGCCCAATACCTAAACAATTGGTTAGCGGTACTGAAGCAAGACAAGAAAGCAATCTTCAAAGCCGCGAGCCTAGCGCGTGAAGCCGCCGAACTACTCACCGGCAAGCAAGAAGCCGCCGAAGAAGCCGCCGAAGCCGCCTAAGCCGCGCCACAATTCGAGACTATATAGGGGGGGGATTGTCTCCCCCTTTTTTTTTGCGCTCAGTCTAGCGGCTCCGATTCCCCGTCTATCGTTATCCCCTTCCCTAGTAAGCCGTTTACCGTTTGCAGGATTTCGGTTCGTTGCGCTATTTCGATAGGCGCGCCATCTTTCCCCGTCAATTCTAAGCCGTTGCGCTCTGTAAACTTACCGGCTCCCCTAGTCTTGAGCAGGAAGATTGCAGCAGTATCGGAACCGGCTTTAGCGCGTTGCGCGAGAGACTGCGCTATATCGTTCACCATGTTCGACTGGCCGTTCTTGAATTCGTAGTCGTAATGCTCCCTAACGGTAGACTCGGACAAGCGGAGCGCACTACACACTTGCGACATAGTGAAGCCGGAGAACGACATTGTGGCTATCGTGGCGGCTAGGTTAGCGTCGGGGTGACTACGTTTATCGTTTATTGGGGATACGATTCTACTGCTCTGCTCCACTACAACACCATTTCGGCTGCTTGACGCGCTATTAGCGGCTTTCTCGACTACCCCTGTACCTACCCTGCTACCCTGTTCGTTCGCTGCCTTGTGCGGCTTCTCTGTCACGTTTACGCGCTCCCTATGTTTAGCCCGCTGCCGTTGCTGCAAGTATATAGGCGGCTTGAATCGTTCGACCACCTAGTAACCCCGTAATTACGAAATAATACGAACTAATTACTCCTGCACAGAAATTGCCTTGCTCGTAAGTCTTTGATAGACAAAGTAGTATATATATAGATATATAATTTATATATATATTTATTTCTTTCTCTTATACCTTTCCTA